GTTATCTTCAACGGATCTTTTTCGATCGTTGTAACCGCAGTCCTTTTTTCCTTATCCGCCTACCTACTCGGTTTTGTTTTAACTTACCTAGTAGTCAAAGTCCGATCTGCAAGGAACGCTGCTGGTTTGCTCAGCCCCGTTGGCAATCGAGTCTCCACTGCCGTTCTCGAACGATTATCCGTTAATCTGTTCGGAGCCGCCGATGATTCCAATTTTGCTACGAACTCAAGAAACATATTCGACTCCATGCCCCCTGTAGTGCCTCACGTCCCCGTCAATCACACTCACCCACGCTCTGCGGCCGATAGAAACGCTGCTGTTGCTCAAATGGAGCTCTATGCTAGTCTGACTGGCAAAGAACTCTATTTCATCCAACAGTCCGCTTCTGACCAACGCCAGGGCCGTGCAGGTTGCCGTACCTTTTATTGGGCCAAAGACCTCACCGCTAAGGCCACGCCCTTTGAGCTCGAGCCGCACCGCTTGAATCCTGGTCGCGTCATTTGTTTGAATGATGTTGACTATTACATGGACATGAACTTTCTCCTTGCTTACTACCCCTCCCTCTACCTCATTTCGACCTTCCAGCCCACCATCGCCGGAAAGAACGAAGGCGAATATACTTTCTCCTTTAAGTCCAACGTCGTCAAATATCAGGTATCGGGGGGAGCTGTCTATGAGCATCCAGTTTGGAACTATGCTGGTGACACCATTTTTACCGTCACCCGAGACCTCCTCACTTGGTTTGGTACCATTTACCTCATCAACCGCTGGCAATGTGATCCACATCACCAGCTGTTGCTGTTGACCCCCATCCGTCATCTCATTTCACCCATCCCGTTGGAGTGGTTGCTTCCCGCTGAGCCTCTACGCCGACTCGAACCGTGTCATGATGGATATTGTCGAATTACCCATTCGACCACCAAAGGCACGCTTGTTTCTACTGCCGTTGAAGATACCTGTGTATCTGCCACCGTCACTGAGGAACAAGATGTTGCGATTTCTCTCACTGCGAAGAACTCCAAGTACTCCTTAACCACTCATTCAGTTAAGAACCTTGCCCCAGAACTTCGCCCCGCTGCCACGCAAGTTTTAGTAGCCTTCAATAACGCTAAAATCTCCCAAAAGTCCGATGTGGTCTTTTCCGCCCCCGCCGCCTTCCATTACCAATTTGCCCCGAAGAATTACGACCCTGAAGCCAAGCCCTGTATGGTTCCCTTCATGAAGCCTCTATTCATAGGCGCTTGCGTTCCAACCAAGTGCCGTTCTAATGAGGAACAAAGCGTCAATTCGCGCATAATTGCTCCACAGATGAAAGTGCCTACCGGAGTAACTCCCAAACTTCTTCATCTCATCGAGGAATTCCTTGTCCGACTCGTTCCTGAGCCGCACACTGCACATCCCTTCGACGTTGACGACGTTCGCGAGCGCCAGAACCGCCCCTCTCAACGCATGAGCGTTGAGGAAGGGTTCGCCGACTCCCGCGACCCCCTCGTTTCCCGTGAAGACACCCGCGATTGCTTCCCTAAGTCTGAATCTCATGGCGAAATCAAAGACCCCCGTAACATCACTCCCGAGACCAATGAAATTAAAACTGGTTATTCAAAATTCACCTATGCCCTTGCCGAGCATCTCAAGAGTCATTCTTGGTATGCTTTCGGTCGAACACCCCTCGAAATTGCTAGAAGAGTCGCCGAAATTTGCATTCACGCAAGATCGGAAGAGC